TTGATAAGAATGAAACAGTTGAAGTCTTTCCATATGGTGCATTTGCCGTGCTTGGTTGTGTGCCTGCGGTAATAGTAGCTTCAGCAGTACCTAATGGATAATATCCAGTCGATAAACCTACGATGTCTTGAAATCCATTATTTGGAATAAAAAACATAGGATAAATATATTGGGTCGTAATAGTTGGAATTGTCCAAGTTGAACCATCTGGCTTTGTCCATCCATTTGCGGTTGCTAATGTTTGATTTAGGCCAAATGTGTTTAATGACACTGCATAATATGTTGTATTTGTTGTGATGGTTAAAAAATATACATAATATCCATTACTTGCCTGCAGACAATAATGCAAATTCGTAACCATAACAGAATGTATGTAATTATTTAGAGATACAATATCATAAAATCCATCTGGGATAGTAATCGTATAAGTTATACCATCAAACCAAATATATTGTAAAACATTATTTTGATATGCTGCGGTAATGTTAAATGTACTATAATACATAGAAAAAGAAGTTAATGCTAACTTCTGCCCAGCCTGTAAAACCAAAGATGTTGGAAATCTATACACAAGGTTTGAGTTATTAGTGTTTGGGAGAATATTTGCACTGTTCAAAATTAGTGTTTTCATTTCGCTTTTTACCGTTCTGCGATGTGTTTACTTCGTAAACTCTCTTCGAACTAAAAAAACCTGATCAAAAAAGATTATATTTATGATTATATATATATAAGATTATATTGTTTTGTAAAATAATAAATAATAAGTTTTGGGTAAAGCCTTTTTCAAAAGGCTTATATATTAAGTTGGAATGAAAATAATAGAAATTATTGACAGCCCAAGAAAGGGTAAAAGATATAGAGCCATATTTGATGATGGAAAAAAAATAGATTTCGGATTGAAAGACCCAAAATATGGAACTTATTTAGATCACCACGACAAGCAAAAAAGATTTGCATATTGGGCGAGACATATTAAAGGGAAAGGAGAACGAGCATTAATTGATAATTTAATCCCTTCCCCTGCACTACTAAGCATGGCTCTTCTTTGGGGTAAATCCACAGATTTGCAAAAAAATGTAGCTGAGTTAAATGACTTATGGCTTAGGCATTATTGAGTTCTAAAAGATATTCATATGCCTTTGCCTTACTTATTCTATTTTCTGCTAAAAACTTTAATATTAAATTCCGCAATTCTCTGACGATGCCAGTATTGTCATTACCTGCAATAAATTCACCGTGTAATAATTTGAATCTATCCATTTCTTTTTTCTCATCCTCTAATGAATTCATTCTTGGTAAATTTAGTTTATCAAATACACCAGCAAAGATGGCTAACTTTTCAAACATCTTTTTTTCTTCTTCAGAAACATGCTTATATAATGCTGGTAATGATTTTTTATTTGTTAGTAATTCAAATAAATATTGTTGTAATTCACTGCCTATTTTTTTTGATGGAAATGATGGATTGGGGGCTAAACTTTTATAAACAATTTGTAATACACCTTTTTTCAATTGCCTCATATTAATAGCATATTTACCAAATGCGATATATCTATTTGCCTTGTCATCAAACTGTTCGTATTCATTACCTTCTACCCCTTCAGATACTGTATGTGATTTTGGCTTAGGTGTTTTTTTAGTTATGACAGTTCCCACACTAATGGGGGTTAATTTTAATTCTTCGTCGTATATTTTATATGGGTCATTTCTATCTTCAAATCCTTTACCCAATTTAATTGGTTTTAAGCCAGTATTAGAAGTCGCAGATTTTGATGTTTTCTTCTTTTTAATCCCAGACCCTGCGATTCTTTTACCATCTACCGCAACTGAAACCCCAGAACTTTTAACATAATCTTTAAATGTAGCCCCACTTTTAATAGCACCCCTTCTCGCTAAATATGTGTCAAATGGGACTGTAAAATCATCAGTTATCCCACCTGCCCCACTGGCTACAGTTCCAACAATAAATGGTTCAAGTGTTGTATATATTAATTTATCCTTAATAATTTCACCGTCCAATGGTGCATCATTTAATATTCTAAGTACACCATATTTATCTCCGCCTTTATCGTAAAAGAATAAATAAAATTTTACACCATCCACCGTACACAATGGAACAGATTTTTTGGAATTTTTGGAAATGAACTCTTTACCAACCCCAGTAAGCCCAACTGGTAATGCTTGAACATCTGATATAAATGCGACAACATCTGCTGAACCTGTAGGGGGTGTTACAATTGGTGGGGGCGGTGGTGCTGGTGGGTATCGCATAGCCAATTCATTTGTTAATGCCCTTAATTGTCGTTTAAGTGATGGGGTAAGTGTCCCAATTTTAGATAATATGGTTGCTATTTTTTGAGAATTTGACGAAGAGCGGTCTTTCACTATTTCATCCAATACTTTTGGGTTTGGTAATGGCTTTGTAACGGCGAGTGTTTTTTGTATTGCTTTATACCCATATACAGGGTCATCAGCAAGAGCCAAATTCATGGATTTAAAGAAATCGGTATTTGGCAAAAGTGCAACTAACTCATCCATTACTACATCTAATGGTGAACCAATTGGCATACCAAGCGATGCTCTTAATTTATTTTGAAGCATTCCAATTATTTCAGATGATAAAACTAAACTTACTAAATCATTTGTGGTAGTAACTACATTGTCCTGCACATATCCCAAATTGCTTGGGACACCACTTGATGCCTTCAACACTTCTAAATATTTTTTTAAATATTCAATAAAAAATGCAGGGGTTGCATTTGAAATCTTAAATCGAGAATTGAAATCGGATTTTATTTGTGGGTATGCCCTATTAAATGCAACCCTTTCTTGGTGTGTCAATGTGTTTGCAATCTCTTGTGCATCCTTTCCACTAAATCCAAGATCAATTAAGTTTTGAACTGCTTCACTTGATTGTACAGTCCTATCTTCTGCTATATCAGTTGCAGATTTGGGAATTGGTGCAACTGGCATAATACCTTGCTTTAAATCTTCTCTCTGCTTTGCTATGTTTGTCATATTATCGACTGCAGATTTTCTGATTATCTGGTCTCTCAAAATTCTTTCATCAACTTTTAATTCTTTAGCCATTTTTATAAAAAAAATAATTTATGATTATATTAAACACTTGAAAAAAATATACAATTAAATTAATTGTTGTCATCTTCTGGGACTTCATAATACTCGGTAAAATTCTTTCTAAACCTATATTTGGGCTCACCTTCTAAATCTATCATTAAAAAACTTGGAACTTCTGCGGTCGCATGCTGATATATCTCAGTCAGTTTCTTTTTATCTAAACCTAAAGAAAATTCTCTGGCAATCATAGTTAAATTTTTCATACTTGAAACTTGTTTAATAATTAAGTATGTCATATTGTTTCTAATCATTTTAGGAATAGAATAATAATCTTGACTGATATAAATCATACTCGCATTTTTCTTTCTTGCTCTTAAAAAATATGATTCCATAGGCTTCTGATTTCTTTCATTTACTAAATCATCAAACACAATTAAAGACTGTTTTTCTTTATCTAATTTATCAATGTCTGGAATATTTTCAACCCCTTCGAGTACTTCAATTTCTTTTGTATCTTTAAATTTATCTTTTACCCAGTTATAAATTGGCTCATCGCTATTTTTAGTAATGATGTATATTTTTTCAAAAGTATCCGCCATGGTCTTTATTAGGTTCATCAATGTTTGTGTCTTACCTGCACCACTGCGACCTATTATACAGCAACGGAAGGGGATAGAAATATGATGCACATCAAAATGTGGATTATGATACTTTCGAATGAATTTCTTTGGCATATGTTCATACCAGTTAACAAGTTCTCCAGTTGGCTTTGAGCCACTACCTTCAGATTTTGATTTTTTAGGGGGCATGATAATATATTTTACAAAAAATATAATATGTATTATATATAAATATATTTATTATTGTCAAAAATAAATAATGTCAGCTGAACCACCACCAGCAAATGCAAATGGTGGGTATAATCCAGATGACTGGACTAATCCGAATGCCCCAGTCGATCAGCAATATTTGGCTCAAAACTATTTACAATTTCCAGCCGCTCAAGGTGCTGAGACAATGGGAGATGCTACTGTGGCTGGTGTATTTACAGCACAAAAGCCAGCAACATTTTCCGATACGGCAACTTTTAATAATGGAATTATTATTGGATTAGGAGATTTAACCTTTTCAGATTCTACGGTTCAATCTACTGCATTTATTGAGGCTAATTATGCACAGTTAAATACAGATAATACTTTTCTTTCGCCATATGTTCAAAAATTCGCCAGTGGTGTAACCTTTGGAGATGACACAACTCAGACAACTGCATTCATTGAGGCTAACTATGCACAGTTAAATACAGATAATATATTTTTAGCACCTTATCAAAATACATTTCAACAAAATAATAGTACAACTGCTACAACAGCACCAATAAAAATAACAAATACAGCTAATTCTGATAATGCTTCTCTTTATATTGACCCCGCTCCAAGTGTTGATTTGACTCTTTATAGTGCTCAATCTTCAGGTGGTTTAACTGTTAGAAATCCTACTGCAAGTTTTACATTAAATCCAGTTACTATTACAACAGGTGTCGTAGGTGCAAGGTCTTTAAATCCTATTGATATGAATGGAAAAGCACTTTATGGCTTAGAAAATGTATATACAGATGCTAATGATCTAAATTTAATAGATTATGCTGGCGATGCTTTATTAACCTTGTCAAATGCGACAGGAAGT